TCGACCCTCACACGGCTCACATGGACATCACCGCCCATCTTGTAGACCATAATTAAATCTTGATCCACAAAACGGATACCGATGATCTCAATGTCATCGAAAGTCCACTTTGACCAAGCTGATTGAACCTTCTGGTTCCCATCAACAAACCACTTATAGATATACAGTGTACTTAGATCGTTCTTAGATACCGCAACCATGATGTCTTCAAATGTAGACACTGTAAGTCCAGTGATACCTGTTGGGATATACTTAGGGACTTGAACAGTGGTCAATGAAGCGTTGAACTGATCGTTATCACTGTCGATGTAAAGCTCACGCACAGATGACCAAGTGGGGCCATCGACAGCAAAGAACACGTTTGGGCCGGATGACACTGGTTGAACATCAATAGAGCTATCGAAAGCTGTGGTAGGCTGTAGACCGACAGTCTGTGGTGTAATTGTGTCACCTTGGGTCACCTTGAATTGCTGTTTATCAGAGAACAAAACAAGGTTGTCACCAAAGGCTACTGCGTGTTGTAGGTAGTTAATACGTCCTGTTGTGGACGCTACATCAATACGCTCTGTGTCTAGTAACTGTGTAACTGTTGTTCTGAAGTAATTTTCATAGTTGTTGGTCTCTGACATGATCAAGTTTTCATCAGACAAAAGACCCATGCGTCCTTTGTAAAGGAACATAGAGTTTATTGTGTTGCCTATGAAACTAGGGAGCGCATTACTATCATCATCCCCCACAAGGCGATCAAGGTAGCTGTGAACTCCGTAATCGAAAGTACCAGTACCCTCATCTATTAGCGTGTGCATCATTGTGGTGTCATCAAGTTCATACTTAGATTCCCACCCGTGTGTTTCAATCCACACCTGACCATCAAAGTATACCCAATAATCATCACCGTCTTCATCCGCATCACCCATGACTTGAACAAGTCTTCCTTCACGTTCTGAAGGGGGTAGGTCAGAGAACTCTTGGATTTTATCTTGGATCACACGCATAGCCGCGCCACCAAACTGGTCAGTAACGGTGACAGTGGCTCCAACAGGTATATCAAAATAAAGTGTTGAGCCTACGACACCTACATTACTGTAACCCCGTCCAGCGCAATCAGCCCGCATTTCTTCTGCGATCTCTGCGGTGCCTTCAAGAGCGTTAGCTGCCTCAGTGTTAGCGTTTGTACCTGTTGTTGCTGCTAGGACGTTGTTGACGTAAACAGCGTATGTTGTGGAAGCTACAGCCCGTTTAATAAACACAGATACCCTGTTGTAAGGGTTAAGTCTGTCACCACTTTCAGCAACAAGGCTACCTTGGACTGTGATATCACGGTTCAATATGAATGTTGTATCCGCAATAGTGACGAACCTGAAAGATGAGGCGGGGGTGGTTGTTGTGAGATAGCCATCAGTGTTGGCACCAATGACTGTACGCCCTGCGCCTGTCTCAAGATCGAATACTTGTACAGTACCATTCCCAGCCACAATGACGTATTTATCACTACCAGACTTTTTAATAACATGGATCGCTGTGTCTGTAGGGATGTTCCCTAGACCCAGAGTGGACATATAGGTGGCGTTAGGACGCTTTTGTAAACCTGATACCACAGACATATAAGCGTTCTCTGCGGCCTCACATGAGGTACGCAGCCGTGTTGGGGCTGGTTGTTGTGACACCCCATTGATGAGGTTCGGTATAGAACTGCTAACGAGTGGCATAGCTTACCTCATGGTAAAATAATTACGTTGGAGAATGGTACTTGTAGAATAACTGTCATGGAGAATGTTGTGGTCAGCGGCTTCAGAATGTTCTGACTTCAACGCTGCCATAGCTGTCTCTTCGTCCTTCATGTTGAACGATGATACTGTAGGTGTCCCTAGGAGCCGCTCTTGGAATATACGAGCCGCTCTAACTGTGATGTACCTACGGGCTACCTCTGGTAACTCATCAAAATCCAGACCTTGAACAATATCCAAGGTCACAGGCTCAGTGATGTTTAACGTGTGTTTCACAACGTCATAGAGGAAACGCCCTCTTTGGACGTAGTTCTTTTCAACACTCAATCCTGTTGTATCCACGCGGAGAGTGTTTAGAGGTAATTGTATTCGGTTGGATGATGTAGGGACAAACTCCCTTTGAATATCAATGTTAAACCACCAGCCCATAGACTGAACCTCACGGTTGACTGAGGCTAGGATGGTTCGTGCTATGCCAGCGTCAACAACATCAGGGTCATTGAGTGTAGTGACAGGGCTTTCACCGATATTCGTCAGCATCACATTGATTGCTTCAAGTTCTGTTGTTTGCTGTAGCACGGCTAACTCCTAAAAAGAAAAAAGGGAGAACCTAATTAAAGGATCTCCCTAGGGGTATTAGGCGGCAGTGATGCCGATCATGCACTCAGGACGCAAGATACCGTGACCCACAGCCATTTTACTGACCATGAGTGTACCTTGGCGGCGAATGTCATATTCGGCCTCAGACGCTACATCCATCAACTGTACAAAGCCAATAGCTTGTGGTGT